CACCCGAAGGTGGGAGTCCTTGATGTTCAGGTACGTATTCAAATTATTGATAGACATCTAATATAACGTAAGAAATGATTTACGTGTTATTAGGTGTGGGGTCTACGGACTTGGGACGGTTGGCCAAACAACGTTCGCCGGATCTTCGGTCACCGTGGGAAGATCCCTTAGAGCCTGGCGGTACTCGAGCCATTCTCTCTGTTTCGCGAGGGATTCGTGTGGCCAATCGGGAAGGGCGTACTTATCCGTGTCAAATAAAAATTGGTCGCGTTTAGACTTTAAAACGTCCATATAAGATATACTAAGAATTAATATATACTCGGTCGAACGAAAATGCGTGCACACACCCAATTCGTACTACCGTACATATTTTCTGCGGTACCGTCGTCTTTGTGAAGTCCGCCATATAATTTACCGACATGATTAGAAGTGTCTCCTTGATGCAAAATCCAGCCACCATCACTGTACCCATAATCGTTCCACGCACCCTGACCCGAGCTGCCGGCAATAGCATAATACCACGATCCTGATGTCTGAATTCCGTAATCTCCGCCGGTAACCGGTGTTCGAGATGTAAACCCGTACCCATCACTACTGGTAGCCAAACCTGATCGATCAACTATCCCACTCACTCTACCAGGGTTAAATGCTTGAGCTAAGTTAGCTCCACGCCAAACGGCCCCTAAACGCATACCTCCTTCGTAACGACTGGCGAGGCTACCTCCCGATACATATACCATAACATCTAAATCATAACCACTGTTATTTGAAAGAATGTTAATCGGTACGGCGAACGTATTATCCCAACGTATATTTTTTGAATCGCCTATACTTTTCGTAAATAAATCGAGATCACCGTCAGTGGGATGAGATCTTACCTGATACCCGTTTCTGGAAATTTGAGCCATGCACATCCAACCACCACCTGCTAAATCAGGTTCACAATATACGTTGTAAACTTTACTACCACCTTGTGTACCTACGATAGGATACACACTCTTTGCACAATTTCCATTCGCCATATGATCCCACATCGTAGGTAACGCGAGGGGGTGACTCGTTATGTACCGGATATCTCCCATGACGTTCACGGGTCCGGAAATGTGCAGGGGTTGGGGGTTCGCCACACTCCCTGTGCGACCCATATCGTAGAGGGTCTTGACCTCTGAGGCGGTGAGGGCCGTGTCATAGAGTTTGGCATTTGACACGGAACCATCGTGATCGTAATTGTTCAGTTGTTTATTATACCCCAGTGCAAATGTTGCCTCGGGTTCTAAATTTAATGTACTCGATGAACCAAGAGAATTCCAAGATTTTTCTTGACCGTTTATCCACATTCGTCTACTTATTGTAGCATTACCCGCTCCACCATTATAAACACATACGATGTGATACCAACTACCTGCCTGTATTTGACCCGTTCCAGTTGTTGCATTATTACCGTTAAATGCCCATTCAATCACCCCACTGGTGAATATATGAAGGTGTGATACTCTATTTGTCGTTCCACCGTGAACGATTGTCCACGCATTTTGTATCGACGTACTATTTGGGTTTGTCATTTGATCTAGTTTTATCCATACACTCACCGAATGCGGCTGTGCACCAGACCATCCAAGTGGGGGTGATTCTACATAATCAGCATCCCCATCAAACACCAAAGCCTTCTCATTCGCTGAGTAGGATGCCCCACCATAGAACACTCCATCATTCCCCCTCCCACTCGTATCCCGCACAGCCCCCTCGAAGGTGGGGTTGGTCGAGGTATTGTATTCCACGACGAGCCTGTCCCGCCTAGGTGTATCGTCCGCGTCGAGAGCCGGCCCAATTCGGGGAACATTTAACGATTTCGTGAGGGTCAGTTGGCCATCGTGGAGGACGGATTGACCCTGCTCACGGGTGCCGAAATATTTGAGTCCAGATATAGCCGTAAAATTGGCATACCCAACAGTTTTTTGAACAACGATTGCGAAATATCTATATGATGTGGTCGATGATGTATCAGTTATAAAATCGGTACCCGTCCAAAGTGCCGGAGCGGCACCCGTTTCAGATAATACTTCAGTCCAATTTATATCATCATTAGATCCATATATCTTAAAATCTTCTGGAGCCTGATTGAGGTGAGTTGTGCTACTAGGTCGTGGAGAAAGTGTTATTGATTTGAGTACAATCTTATACGGTAATTCCAACTTTAACCATTCACCCGCTACAGTTCCATTTCCTAAAGTAGTGGAGCCGGTAAACGCGTAATCAGACGCACTCGCATAAAGTGAGCTGTTTGCACTTAACCATGCATTATCCGCTACACCAGCATCATTGTAAGTTATTTTATCAAATGCATCAAATGCTGTATATGTTGCGCTATATTCAGAACTTGAACTTGCCTTAAACGTCCCATGTCCTTCGAAATATGTATTATTAGCGGTCATAGCCCTAGGAGGAAATTCTTCCAAGTTGTGGGGTTCATCCGCGACACTCAAGGATCCTTGGGGTGCATCCGTGCCTATCCCCAATTTTCCTTGTTGAAGAACCATCTGCGGCTTCGCGCGCCCGAACTCCTCCTTTTGGGCGTTCCAAATCTCGAGGGCTTGGTCCTCCCCAATAAACTTGTCGTACACCCTAAAGTTCGCCACCTTATCGATGTTTCCACCACCGATTTTGATGGGGATGCTGTCGACACCTGTGCCGTAGAGTTCCCATGTACTTACCACAAGTCTATTATTTCCTGTACCACTTTCAATTTGTGACACGGCTAATGCAAAATTTTTATATCCAGTAGAAGATGCAGTTGTTGTCCAGGTTTTACCTGTTCCCGCGTGTGGGATATTTGCATCTGCACTTTTATATGTAGTATCAACTTCCGTCCAACCATCATTCGTTATATCATTCGAACCATATATAATAAGTCTTTCTGGAACATGAGAAGTGCCATCGTTGGATACAACTCTCGTAGATTGTAAAATTAATTTGTGGGGAAGTTCTATTGAAACCCAAGAACCATTTATTGTCGCTGTACCACCTGCGGATGTTTGTGTTTTCAGATTATCTGTTGTATTCGCTGTACCGGATGTATATGTATTAAGAGCAGATCTAAATTGGGTAGTATCATCACCGTCAAATATTCTATGTGGATAGTCTGCCGTTGTAGACGTTTGGCTACTGACTTTAGCCACATACCCCCTTTGGGCCGGACCAGTCATCGCCACGTGCGGATACTTGAGAACGTTGGTGGGATCGGGAAGGCGGACCAGGTCATTCTCGCGGTGGCCATAGAGATGCATTTGATTTATAACTAAACAGTTATGCCCCGTTCCAACTTTTGTTTCTTCTATAACAAATAATATATAATTATATGCTAATTGTGAATTAATAACAATGTCCGAAACATCAATCGAAGAACCTCCATCATACCAAGTTAAGGCTGTTGACGCTGTATCTCCATCAAACGATTTAAGAGTATACCAAATTACATCATCGTTACTTCCGAGTATAGCACCTTTCCACGGTCGTCGCTCATCGTTCGCACCGGATTCAACTTTCAACCAATTTAAAAGAAGTTTATGAGGTAATTTCAATTTTAACCAATGTCCATTAAAAGTTACACCATTAGCTATAAATGACTGTACACCAGCACCCGTCGCGACACCTGGTGTAGTACTCGTATAAGTAGATCCATTTGTTTGCCATAATTCTGGGGGTGAACCCGCTGTTCTAACCCCATCAAATACTTTCCAAGAACGGCGGTCGTCTGAGCCGTTAATATACTCACTACTCGCACTCACCACATACCCACCCTGTGAGTACCCCGTCATATCGAAGGGTGGGTAGGCCCCGAAGGTATCTTCGGCTTGGTCCTCGGCCACCTTACGTCCATCGAGGTAGGTTACCTTGGACCCACCTTCACCTTGGTACGCGTAGGTCAGGTTGTGCCACGTGTTTGATTGGAGATCCAAGTTCACGGAGTCTAACTTTTCTTCCGACGCGATCGAAAAAACGCACGTGTTAGACACGTTCGCTTCCAAGTTCGAAGAATTGAACCATACGGAGACCGCGTGGGGTTGGTCACCTTCCAAAAAAGTGTTGGCCTCCACGGAAAGGTTAGAGGTTAGGGTTCCGTTAAGGGTCCAATATTTATTAGGTGATGTCATAGTCGCTTGGTTCCCCGAAGGGTCGGGACCACCCGAAATGTGGTTCGTTCCTACCCCCGTCGCACCATCGACGAGGACTTGGACACCCGTCAATTGTGGGTTATTGAAGCGGGACTTAAAAGTTGTATCGACTGAATGGTCACCTGCGGGTGGGTCTTCTTCGTAGCCGTAGTATTCGAGTTCGGGAATACACAAATACCCATTAGTACCCGCTGCAAATGTTTTTGTGACAATAAATGCGTAGTATTTATAATAATTGTTTGTAGTTACGTTAAAAGAGGCTGTCTGTGATGCACCTGTAAATCCGGAACTTGTGAAGGTGTGTAGATGCACCCAATCAGAATCATTATCACTTCCCCATACTTGCCCGGCTTCTGCCGATTGTGTCCAATTTGTGGTATCATTCCTTGAGGTGAAAACATATTTATTCAACTTAATCTTATTTGGAAGTTTCAGTTTTAACCATTCACCATGGGGAGTCGAATCAGAAGCTGATAATCTTGAGGCGGTTGTCCCAGTCGTATTGGCGTTACCGTCGTTATCGTAATTATTACCCGTAAGTAACATTCCAATTTCAGAGGCAATTCCGTTAAAAGCTTCCCAAATCAGATTTTCGCCTACGATCGCTGTTTGAGACCTACTCGCACTCACCGTATACCCCGCTTGAACGTATGTATTCGTAGAGTCATTAGAGTCAAACTTCCCAATCTCAAAAGCAATCTCCGGGTACTTTTTTAAGGTCGGTGCGACCCGTCCGTGCGGACCCGAAACGTCCGTGATCACGTTAGAATTATGCTGGATGCCTTTCGTCTGGATCCGTCCTGTGGTCGTATCGACCATGGTATTCGATGAACCGACGAATGTGACCACGTTCGCATAGCGAATCTCGAGGTTTCCTATCGTCTGTTCCAGCGACATATCTATTATGAAGGGAGGTTTTTTTAAACGAAAAAGTCCGAAGGACGGGAGCACTTGGAACTTGGGTTCTTGCAAAGTGGGTTGCACTTTGGAGGAAATTTGTTTATATTTGTACACCCTTTCTCTTATAATATTCATGTAATGTAATTGGTTCCATATCTTTTGCCCACATAGTTTTTACTTCATTACATTTTACTTTGTATGCTTCAATTTGTTCAGTGTCGCCTTTTACTATACCATCTAAATAGTCCTCCATTTTTGGGTAATCACGTTTACGTGCATCCTCATATGTAAGTAATTCATCTAATGGATCACTATCTCCATAATGTCTTCGTATATACTTCCACGTATTTGTCTCTGTATCAAACTTCTGTAACGTATATTCATTTTGTGGTAATAATTCTACCGTTGTATAGTTAGTCCAATCCTCTTGGGTTCTATCAAGGGCATCTAGAGAAAATGAATATATAAAGTCATGTTGATCGTAAATGTGTAACATGTTACTTATATATTATATATATTTTGTGTTTGACCATATCCGTCACTAGAACCATCTGGGTATACAACTTCCGTGTACATACCTCTGGGGTGATGTGTGGATGTTGCAGATGTTGAATCACCACCCGTTTGTCGGGCATCAATTCTAATTCTTAAATAAGGTCTTCCCTGAATCGTTTGTATATATTTGGGATCTGGACTTGGTACATAAACTCCCGAAGCTCTTGTAAGGTACGAGACGCTGTGAGATTGTGAAACATACGCGTGTCCATATCTTCCTTTATAACACATGGCTTGTCTCCCTAAAAATTGATATGTGCCATCACTACCATGTAAAAAAAATTTTAATCTGTTTTCATATCTACCGTCTTCTCTGTGTCCCAGATAACCCATATAAAAATCTGGGTATGCATTTGAAGTGGGATTTTTTGGTGGACATATAGGGACATATAAATTAGTTAAGTTGGTTGTATGCCCTATAGAACACATCGTGGATCCTTCCCAATTATCCGAATGTTTTCCCACAGCAGTTCCACCATTCATAGCTAAATACATAACACGTGCTTGCCAAAACGTTAATCCGTAAATATTTGGACGCATTGCAATACCCGACATATAGAAACTATGGTTGCCATCCGAAGTCCCACATACAGCTATATTTATATTTCTGTTGTGAGGGCTATTATTATCCTCTGTTGTTGCGTACGAATACTCTTCCACTACATATTGTGGTATACTACAATTTCCCCATTCATGATAACTGTGAGATTGAGATTGTCCACCATCAGGACCTGGAAAAGGTCGTGCATCGCGGTTCGCATCAAAACTCTCCGCGTGCATATTTGTAGTTGCTACACCAAGTCTATACCAACTTGTTCTATCCTCATTCGTTACATAAACACATGCATGTTCAAATCTATCCCGTGTTATCATCTTCATAAAAAACATATGAGAACATGTTTTATTATCTATCCATCTGACTGGTAAAGAAAGCAACGCATATGAGGAAGGTTGTGCTAGATTACCATCGTTATCTTGACTCAAATTATAGAACTGAGACATACTTTGTAAGTTCCATTTGCGAGAATGATAATAATCACTGATTCCAGTGCTCCCATAAAGTCTTATTCTACCCCATGAGCTATCACTATTATAATTGAACGGTTCGTTCCTTACACCTACTGTATTGGAAAAATTTTGATCAGCCTGCCATGTATATAATGGTTCTCTACCAATAATTCCATGTACTGAACTAATTGGATTTTTATCGTAAGTGTCTAATACAGCGTTTCCATTTAGAGTTATTAAATCAGTAACGTGGAGGTTACCCGTGACAGTTACATCAGTAACATGGAGGTTACCTGTGACAGTGACATTACCCT